TTACTTCTTCTTGTAGATATCGGCCGTGCCATGGATTTTGTTTTCGGTATTCCCGGAGGTTAATACCAGCACATCAGCGCCTTTTTCATCGGCTTTTTTGATGAGTTCTTCTTTAGCATCAGCAATCGCAGTCTCGCCAGAGGTCGACACAGAACCAATCTTTTCATACTGGGACTCAACTTTTTTGAAGTCTTCACGCGTGAGCAACTCAGCAGCAAACGCATTCGTGGTGAAGAGAATCGCGGTTCCCAGCAAAAGGGCAGTGGTCTTTTTCATAACCTAATTCCTTGTGATTAATAAGAAACAACATCATCCTCACGATGCACAGCAAGGTTTAATCAGCATGGTAGAGAAATGACAGAAATGCCATTAAGGTTAGCCAAATCGTTTATAGCAAAACGTTAGAAGCTATATCCTGCGGGAATCGTTTTTTGAATACGAGTGGGTTTTAAGCGTGTTTGGAATGGCAGAAAACAGATGGTACGCCCTGTAGGATTCGAACCTACGACCTACGGCTTAGAAGAACGTAGAGTGTTATTTAACTGACTGTAATAGCATATGTTTATTCGCGCTCGCGCCGGATTTGTGTCATTACGTGTCGTGGTAATACCGCACCATTCATCAATACGCAGCAATGCATGCCACAATTACGACACAGAGAGCGCAAAGCCATGCATCCGAGCAACGCTTTGCATTCTCTCCATCACATCACCGGGCAATCGTCGAACTCACCCGACCGCGCATCGTTGATGATGTACGTGATCACCCCGAATATCGGACGCGACGTATCTGCACCGGTATCTTCCGGTATCTCCTCTCGCTTCCCGTTCTCCAGGTTGACCAAATGCGGCCTCGGGTGTGACCGGTAGCGCTTCACTCTGAACTCCCCGTCCATGCAGCATATAAGCAATGAGCCATCGCACACAGTCAACGAGCAGTCGATGACCAGCAGCGCACCTTTAATGATGCCCTCGCGGTAGTGCGTGTTACCCGCGCGCATGAAGTACGTTGCGTTAGGGTGCCTGATGAACTTCGCATCCAGCGAGATGCGCTCTTCTACGTAGTCTGCTGCCGGTGACGGGAATCCCATGATGACCTCCAATATTTACTGTGTATATATACAGTATTATCAAATTGCACTGGGGATCAAGGGTTGTTTGGCGTGGTGATATTAAGTGGTTGGCCGGAGGTGAGATTTAGTTTTCCAATAAAAAACCCGCCGGAGCGGGTTTGGTGTGAGTGGATATGTGCTTAGAATAGTTTCTTGAGGTCTACCCCGTACACAGCAAGCCATGCAGCATGCGGCCATGATTTAACAGATCCAAATCGCGGGTCAATGACGTCGTGTGGGATGGCATTATTTTCACGGCACCATTTCCGCAGCGGTTGCCATTTGAATTTTTTATCGAGTTTCTTCTCGACAGGAATGATAGCGGCATATTTTTTACCCTCACCAATTCGCTCTGCAAGTTTGTTCTTCTCGCGAACTGCAACCGATGCAGTAGCCATTGCGGTGATTTCGCGCTTTTCGGAGATCCAGCGCTTCTCTTTGACAGCACGATCGCGCTGTTCAGCAATAATTCGATTCTCTTTCACCTTCACGAGCAGATCTTCAAGCGCAGCTTCATAGCTAAGCGGAATACAGATGGCCTTGGCTGGGCGGAAGTACGAATCCTCCAGGCACTCGAAGAAAGACCATGCTTCGTCAGTGTCGACAATCTTCGACATGCGCGCAGCGCCCTTTTCAGTCCAGAGAGTGAGAGAGCGTGCTTTGCTAGAAATTTGTGAGCCACTGTCAGTGGCCCGCAAACTTTTAAGCTCAGCACCAGTTACCAAAAAGTAATGCTTTCCCTCTTCGAACCGATCAAGGTTTCGTGACAGATTCATACGGATACTCTTCTCATCACACCCATAATATCCGAAGATCAACCTACCGTGGCTTTCCGAACCGGAAACCAATATCATATAAACGTGAACCTTGAGGAATAAGTAGATGATTAAGCTTAAATATTTTAATTTGTTTTTTATCGCTATCTCATCAATAGCAATCCCGCTACAGGCACACAGTGAAATGACAAATCTGGAGTTCTTTCACTCCACTACTGATAAAATTAACTCAATGAAGCTATCTCAGGCTTCCACAGATGATTTCTTGCTCTTTGGGGATTCTATTACTCAGGGTCTGAACCATAACAACCTTTCCTTCGATCATACTAATCTTGGCATTGGCGGGGATACGGTTAAGAGAATAATGGAAAGGGTTAAAACCACTGACATAGCAATTTATAATGGGGTGTATTTGTTTGGTGGGGTTAACGATATTCTGGTTGGCCGTTCTGGGGCTGACATTTCAAAAGATATTTCAGACGCAATAAATTACATCGCCCCAAGAGCAAAAGTTCTTTATGTTTCTGAGGTGTTTATTCCAAATCAAAGAGCCACCTTTGTAAATGGCGGTGGGCTTGATTCAATTAATACGAATATCGCTTCATACTGTGCAAAATTCACAAACTGCCATTTAATATCGCTACCAGAAGGGTTGACCATCGATAAGGTTCTCAAGCCAGATATGTCCATATGTGATGGAACCCATCTCAGTGCTGCGGGATATGCTCTCTGGAAAGCGCAGCTAAATAAAAATATGGCATCCCTTCCGGCGCGAATGTATTACAAGCTGGTTGATTAAACTGGTTTAACCGGCCAGTTAATATCAGGGTAGGTTTCAACGTCAACCTTTGAAAGGTTGTATCGATAAATGGCCCATTCCTTTAAAACCAGGTCCTCAACCTCTGTTATGATTCCATATTCTTTTGCATCCTTCAGGGGGGCAATGATTTTATCGGCCTGGTCTCGAAGTGCGTTCTTCTGTTCTGATGCCTGATAAACCATCATCTCGCGGGTTGGCTCTGGCTGATCCCCCCATGATGGCATTCCTTTTTTATCTGCCACCCTCATTTTACCTGGTTCAGGATCTGCTGAATATTGATTAAAGCATGCCTCGGTCACAAGCACGGCGTCATCAGGAAAGGTGCCGTGCTTTTTATACTCATCAATCAGAATGTCCGGGTAAAATGCATTCGTTTTAGCGCTGTAATAATATTCCATATCACTCACCAATTGCGATATACGAAAGGTTAAATCCACCCGCGCCAGACAGCCATGCGGTGAACTGGTTTAATGGTGCTGTAGGTGTATTTTTAACGACTGCATACCATAGTCCTGTGGAACTTGCCCCGGAAGCCGCTGCAGCATCCGTCCATGTAAGGACGATGGATCTGACCGCTGACGGGAAAGCGACGGGGTAGTTTACGACTACCTGGTTAACCCCCACTCCGAACGAAATAATGCCAAACTGCACAATTTTCCCACCTGGCATTTTGTAGTAGTTAGTCCCAGACGGGAATGATGACATATCGGGGATCTGCCCAGCCCCGGTTCCGACGTCCTTAGTTGCAGCAGTTCCCAGGCTAGCAATGGTCGCGTAGTTATCAAGAATGTAACTCAACGTGCCGGCGGTCATCATGTTGGCCGCAATGTCATTTACCGACCAAGCGCGCGCAACGGTGCCTTCCTGTGCGCGAACTATGGTCAGAGAGTCGCCTGACCTGGCAGTTACATGTACGATCTCACTGATCTGACCGGTTGCAGCATCGATAAACGTTAGCTTAAAGAAGCTGGTACCAGAAACAGGAGATGGGAAAAGAGCACCCGTACCGGTATTCAGTGTCATCGTCGTTGCAGACGCGCTTATCCCGGCAGCCAGAACGCTTTGTGCGTTATTCGCAGCCAAAAGTAAAAGTGCCATTATTCCTCCGGAAATGGGATTATCCGCCGCGATAATAATCTCGGCAGTGTTATCATTGTTTACGTTAATAAATAGAGGTTTTTATGAATAATTTATCTGTAGCAGTATCCAGAACAATTCTATCTGGCGTAGCAACGCTGACTATTTTCCTTTCTGCATTCCTTATCATCCTTGCTATACAGATGTGGTCTCAGGAGGGGATTCCACCATTTGAGAATATCAAGTTTGTCATCGCGCTATTTTTTGTTGTGCTCATGCTCTTATCAATTTCAATATGTCTGAAGTTTTTTATGGACATGGCGATCAGCAGCAGAAACTATAAGCTGCTCAACAAAAGGAATTCACCCAACTAATTAGCCTACGATCGTCACCGATACTGGCTGGTAAAAAGGCATGTGGAGCAGGCCACTATCAAAGGCCTGCTTGAACAGCGCGGCATACTCATACTCTGTGCTTTTTATGACAACACTTTTTTTCTGATTGAAAGACCTTGCGTTATATGCAAATGAATTGTAAAGAGAGGAATCAGTCAGTCTCCTGTATCCTTTTATGATCGAGATACTGGCTCCTGAACCTGAAAATAATACTGATATACTCCACCGTTGGTCATTGACTACATCAACACCATCAATCCCCGTAAGAAACCGAAGTATTCTCCGCTTCAGCCATGGGATCGTAAAATGATACCCATCTCCTTTGTAAAAGTTCCACGTCATAATTCGCTTAAACAAATCATCAGATACGACGACCTGGTCAGAAATATTGACAACTTTCCGCCCATTAAATGGGAGTTGGTTGAAGAGAACGGAGTTGAACGAACCAAAGATGTTTTGCTTACCGCTAACCAGTACCGGCGGTTTAACCCCGTAAATCCCCCTCGCTATCCATTTCAACTGGTCTCCGGCGTTATACCCGCCCACAAAAATTGGCAGGTTGGCATTTAGCATCCATGTATAGATGTCCTGCGCCATTGTGTTATACGCAGTGACGAATGCCTGGAGATCATCATCGTCGTTATACTGCGTATACAGGTATGATTTAATGATATCTTCCAGCATGTTATATCCCGTCGACAATCACCCCATCTGAGGCGATGAACCAGTAACTGTAAGGGTCTCCGCTGATGATATTCGTACCAGCATCCACGTTAGTAATGACTCCGTTTACCGTCACAACCACGTTCAGCGTCGATATCAGGCTCATATCAAGTGTGCTGTTAATGGACTGAAGGAACACATCCTTTATGTTGTTTATGTTCATTGGCTTGCCAGCGAACACCCCATTTACATAACTGATTACCGGCCCCGAAACCAAAGCGGCTATTGTCGCATCCGTCAGATAATTGACACTCTCGGTAGCCCACTCGAACTTAATAGTGACAAGCTGCTGTAAAGGGATGACAAACGGGATGAGATAATCATCAGGCCAGTCATTAATGGTTACGACATTATTGCGGAGGTTAGGCGTTATGAGTCCGCCGCCTGTCCACGCGCCGGAGCTGGTCGTATTAATGCCGATCGAGAATGTATGTGATGACAGAACAGTGATGGTAAGCGGAACATTATTGACTCCTGTCATTCCCAGCACGCCAGTGATGTTGATTACCTGCCCTGTCGAGAATCCATGCGTTATATCTGTCGTGACAACACCAGGGTTGGCATTAGTGATGCCAGTGACGTTAAGGTCGGTGCCTTTAAGTCTGCTGATATCGCCGGCCGACTTATAAATGGCTCCTGCCATCTCGTAAATATCCCCACCGCCACACATGACGACCCAGGCATTGCCACTCTGCACGACTGATACAAGGCGCGCCTGTACATTGCTCAGGTCTGTTAGTTTTTGGCGGATAAACCCTGGATACCCCTGGACAGTAGACATCTGCGCCTGCCATACGCGCTCCCGAAACTCGTAATTCGTTTCAGGCTCGCCACCTGGTGTCCCGGCAACTGGATTGCTGCAGGAAAGGGTAATATCTGAAGGGAGGCTACTCAGGATCTGATTAACCGAACCAGCCGGAACCGCCCATGACCCAGTATTTGTCGCCACGCAGGTAACCACTGAACTAATACCAGAAGCCGGAATGATAGTTGCGTCTGACACCTGATAGGTATAGGTACCATCTCCAACAAGGAAACCCTGTGGCACAGGAAATCCTGCTGGCCCAGTGAACGATACAGGCACGGTGGTAGAACCATCAGTTTTCTGAGCGCTAACACCTGATTGCTGGGCCAGAAGATTCAGCATGAACATGTTTGCTTTCAGTGGGCCAACCGAATTTATCAGGTCAACTCTCATCTGATCGCAAATAATCAACGAGCCTACATCAGTGCCTACGATGTCCTCGATTAGAGAGCCAGGTAAATCCGTGGTTATCCCGGGAGATAACGCAGTCGCCTGAGCCACAAGTTGCGCACGCAGTTCTTCTGCGGTCTGTGGCACCGGCCCGGCGGCTGTATAACTGACAGACAAATCGCTCATACATTCACCGTAGTAATTATTTTTGAACCGGCATTTGTTATCGCCGAAATGTTATAGACAGGAGGGTCATCGCTCTCAAGGGCAATCTGCAAGGACGTGAAATATTGACTAAATTGCCTTTGCAATCGGTCTACGTAATAGGTGGGTAGCACCTGCTGAATGACTGAGGAATGAGCGGGAATGCCGTTATTTGCAAAAAATGGAGACTCCTGCGGGGCCAGTTTTAGATTCTGAATAAGCGTCGTCAGATAAATTGAGTCACTAAAACCATTCTCATCCGGAACCACTAAAACCCATTTTCCTTCTGCGTTTCTCCCATAGGTTCTCATTGTGTGATATTCCCATTGAAAGTAGTAGTTGGGGCACCAGTGTTCGCACCTCCATTACCATTTGTATGGTTATGGTTATTCACCCATGCCTTCATGGCTTCCCATCCAGCATGCATGATTGCCGGACTGGTGCTGGCGGTTGAGTCCTGCAACTTCCCCGTGGTTCCCGTTATGCTCCACATGCCCTGTGTAAGGGTAAACACTGTGCCGCCAACGGTGACCTTAAACTGATCAACAGCAACTATTGCCACGCTTTCAGGCGTTAACATAAACGTCGTGTTGCTACCCTGATCCCGGATAGTTACACCCTCCGGCCCATAGATGGTGACGACATTCCCGTTGACGGCCTCCCACTCCGTGTTGCTGATCGGAAGGTATACCAGAGCGCTTAGATTGGCAGGCGGCGTTAGGTCGGCAATCCCGCCTCCCTGGCCGCTAACCCCACCAAGATAGGTGTCAGCAGGAATGACAATGCCTTTGTCCCCCGGCTGCATCGGATATCTGATGTACTGGGGGCCGAAAAGTGGAATTGTTACCTGAGGGAAAACGTATGGCGTGTCATGCAGCTCGAAAGCCACCGTTACCATGTTTCCTTTCTGCTCAACAATACTGGCGGGAAGGATTTTTCCGGCCGCCTGGAACGCCTCATTAAACTTCTGCTCAGCGAACCTGTTCATGTTCCGGCCAAAATTAATCTTCTGGTCAACACTCATTTTGTCTTAACCGCCTCCGCCGGGTATGCCTCAATCACGGTGATCCACGCTTCCGCTGTTGGCTGCCTGCTGTTACCCAGCAACCTCACCGATTGCACTACAAATTCTCCGTTAAAGGCTGAGTCATCGCGAAACTGCGAATAAGACGACGCCTGAATCATCGGCCTGGATTTTTCCGGCATCAGGATGTGGTCGCCAGTCTGCAGGTCAGCGCGCATGACGCAGATAATGCTGACAACACCAAAACTAATCCACGTTGGCTGGCCGATCAGGTCATTGAAATTTATCTGGACAGGGTTTTTACTCCTTTCCGTCGCGCTGGTTTTTAATTCCTGATCAGGGTGGTTAGCGTAATCATTATCCCACACCCGGATTTCGTTGCCGTTGACTACGGCAATTTCCACTCCCGTATAGCCTGGGTCTTTGATACGCGAGAAAGAAAATGCTCTCAGGTTTTTTGTCAGCTCAGCGAGTGACCCGCAAAACATGGGACGATCATAATTCAGCGTCAGCCTGTCGCTGATGCTTATATTCGGCGTAAAACCGCCCATCGTCATGACACATTGTGTCAGCGCAACGGAGAGTTTCTGTCCAATAGACCATGGCATGGTCAGCTGGAGAGGCACCATTTGCCCGCGCGCCGTGGTGTTTATCGGACCTGCGACAATGATGAAATCCAGCCGCAGTTCCGTTCCCTGCCAGTTGCCGAACACCTGAAAAATGGTTCCCTCAATGGCGAGCTTTTTATCCCATGCCCCAGCCAGAGGCAGACCTTTCGACATCCCGGAAAAGATCTGAATTCGCTTGCCGTAGAGGTTCTGTCTGGCCTGCTGCATATCTTTAGGCCCAATACCCCATACCGTGAGATGGGTTTCACCTGCTGGCGTCGATTCTCCAAAGCGCATGATGTCGAATTCCACCATCAGCGCCCCAGGGTTATAGACTCCGTTCTTCAGGCTGGAATATTGCTGGATTAAGGTATCGCCATCAAAAATGTTAATTTCGTAATAGCGCATTAGCTCGTTACCTCAATCTGACCGTTTTTCTCTCGCCAGATCATGGTTGTTGCTGAGAATATTCCAGCAATCAGGTTAATCCCTGCCGTTGCAGTAGAGCCCACGACTGACGTATTCAGAACCGGTTTTCCCGCATTATTGAGTATCAGGAGATACCAGCGCTGCGAGGCAATATTCCATTTCATCTGGCAGGTATAAACAGTTCCATCAAGCACCGGCGAGAAGGTCATGCTTTTCTGCTCTCTTCCGGTAAAAGGGTAGGTTGTTGTTGTCATATACCAAAGGCCCCCTGAAGCTTGCCTATTACCCCAGTGATTGCCTCCGTAACAGATCCACCAAGAGATGTGTTTCCAAGAGCACTGACTGTATTCGTCCAGGCGCTGCTGTTTGTTCTGTCTCCGCCGTCAATCTTGCTGATGAAACTGTTCACAGCCTGCTCAGCTGCAACCTCGCTTATTAAAGGCTGTTCAAAATCCCATAACCATGAACGCTGAGGCAGGGCGTCATTGCCGGACGAGTTATCCTTTACTGTCCTCAGAATGCAGTTGCTGTAGATGACGGATGGAGTGGCAACGATAAACGTCCCGCCAAGGTTGGCGTGGGCTTGTAAAACAGCCTGTAGCGCGCTCATTGTTACCAGTTTGGTCATGGCACCCGTGTTTTCATTAACCGGCGCATCCATCAGCAAACTTACCCTCAGAGGTTGAGCAAGTAGCGCATTGGCCGCCACCGTCTGGTTAGCAAATGGGTATTTAGCGATATCGTAATCAACCATCGTTGCGCCCTGGACTGGTCTCCAGTGGCAGAAATACTTATCCAGATCGGTTAGATTTATCGCCCCGCTCACCAGCCCAGTAACGAAACTTGCGCTTTGGGTTAATGCCACTATCGGCAGCATCCCACCGGGTATTGATTCCGCGACGCCATTGCAGAGAATGACCGGGGAGATCTCAAATCCAAGCTTATAAAGCTCACGAGTAAATCCCATTATCCGGCCACTCCAAGTTGCGACGATGAAACAATGGCGTTTCCGCCCGTATTGTTGAAAATCTGAATGACAGCGCCCTCACTCACTCGATTTCCCGCCCCCTCTTTCGAGGCCATAGCAGATATCAGTTTCGCGAGGATAACCGGGTCATTGAGGTTGAGTTTTTCGTTCTCGTTGATACCGGTCGTTTTCACAACATGACGAATATACGCAGCGGTATCATTCTCATTGGAAGGTGCCCACTTGTTCGCAATATCGCGGACTGTGTTTACTCCTCTGGTCCCGTAAATCTGGAGCTGTTTTGCAGAGGCCAGAACACCCTCATCCAGAGTGGGGAATACAGCAAAATCACCACTTTTCGTATTGTGGGTTCCGTAGCCCTCGGCCCATCTTAGGTTTGTTGGGTTGTTAAACCTGTCGGCGATCGTCCTTCCTTTTGCCGACACATCAGCAGGGCTTGCGTCAACTGGTGTAACGTCTCCGCCAGAAAAGAAGCGCTTAACACCCTTCAGCCATCCCCACACATGCGGATCACCTTCACTACCTGGTGTATAAGTTTTTCCCGTTCTGGGGTCAGTAACCTTTTCATCACTAAGAATTGACGATCCAGAGGTCACATCTGCCGCGGTGATATTTGTTTTTCCTACAACCCAGTCGTAAACCTTTCCAATCAGCCTGCCCATCTTCTGGACGCCTGACATGAAGCCTTCTACGTCTTTTGTGAACTCCGGGGACGCCAGGTAGTTGCCGAAGCGCTCAACGCCTTTTGAAAGCCCTTCAATCCACTTTCCTAACTCAGGTGACTTAAGTACGGTGTCAATTGCGGTTGAGAGTGCATCGGACAGTTTGGTTAGAGAGGGCGTCAGCGGACCAAGACCACGAACAAAGGTATTCCTGATGCTCTGGCTGCTGTAATCAAGCTGAACATTGAAGTCCTGCCACTGCCTGGCCTGCTGATCCGTTATCTGAAGAAGTTTGGCATCCTTCTGAGCGCGCCGCTCCATCGCATTAATCTCTTCGTCGCTCATGTTTTTGAAGCGATTGAGATCGTCAAGGCTGAAGAAGTTTGTCAGCCCATGCGCGTTTGCTCCCTGGAGCGTGCTGCCATTTTTGACAAAGATGTCTCTGGCGTTACGAATCATCTGCGGAAGCAGTTTTGACGGGTCCTGATCTGGATTATTGATACCCATCGCCTGAAACTGCCAGCGCTTAGACAGGTCCATCTGTGCATCACGGATTGAACCAAGCGTGCCAGTTGGATTCCCCAGCGCTTTCTGGTAGTTAATTGCCGATGCATCCAGACCGCCGATTGTTGTCCCAAGCCCAAGCGATGTGAACCTTTGCGAACCGGTGGTTGCCGCAAGACGATTAATACCGAAAAGACCGCCAACCCCCATCAATCCAGTAAAGGTGCCAACTATCCCGCCCCATGAAAGCAGACTCAGAGTAGCGTCTTTGATATGCCCGGCGAGAGACTTCGCGTCTTTTGTCGCTGCACTCAGGAAACCTTTCGAGGAGTTGGCATTTTTGTTGAATCCAGCCTGGTTTTTGTTGGCCTGATCAAGGTTGTCGTTGAGGCGATCTAATCCGCTATTGATTGAAAGAATGGCATTAGCACCCTCTGAAAAGGCTTTTGCTAACTGCTCGCCTTCCGATTTTGCCCTCACCGTCTCCCTGGTTGTGTCACTAATTCCATGCACCGCCCCTCTCCATGCTTCAGGTAGCTCGCCAAGTGCTGACTGGTATTCCCTGAACTTTTCCATAAATGACACAAACTTTTCGTCATTTACGTCAATTTCCACAATTGACTTAGCTACCATTGAAGGAACCCCTTTCTTTCAGAGCTGCGATTATGAATCTCTGGCGGTATTGCGCGGGACTGGAGAATTCCTCCCCAGTTATTTCCCGAATAATCCGCCAGAAACCCTCATTCGACGCCCAGTCTAAGAGGGTATAAAGGACGTTTCCGGCTGGGCATCCTGGCTCTGGGTATCGGTGTCCTGATTCGACTTCAGCAAGGAATCGCGGAATGCCGTAGCGCTCGATGACTCGAGTTGCCCACCGTACATTCCGATCACCGCTCCCACTGTCGGGGCGATCAACTCCGCTTTCTGAATGGCAGAAGAAACCATAAAAAAAACAACCTCCCCTTCAACTTCACGATATTCGTCAGGAGAGATAATGTCCTGCTTAAGTGCTGAATCCAGACCGGTCGTTTTCCAGGTGCCTTTATCGTTCCAGATAACGGAGGTCATACGCTGAATCTCGTCAACGACATTGGGCCCGGAAGAGTCACCTGAGAGCTCCTGCTCTTTTCGGATCTTCTTCCTCAACATCATCGCGGCAACTCGTGCCGCGCCCAGGCCGCCAACCTGTGAAATAAAGTTGGTAAAGAGGTTGCCAAGCAGCAGGCAATGCTCCTCAACAACTTCATACGGCAGCGGGGTGACGTGTAAATAGACGACAGAACCGTCATCCCTGGTGATGTTGCTCACCAGGTTTAGCTTTTTATCGATTCTCACTTTTACACCCACATATTGTCGTTAGAGGTGATATACCCGCTCATCGTCACGACATAACCCGCGTCCATGCCGTTAAATGGCAGTTCGTTGAAGTTGACCAGATAGCAGTTAAGAACCGTAAAGTTGCTCAGTGTGTTTGAATCCGGAGTGAGCACGACTTCACCAAGTGACGTATCAGTCGCAAAGCGGTTTTTATAGCTATCACTAAGACCCTGAGTACGAAGCAGATGCACCGTTACTGTTACCTGCTGATACGGAGCCTGACTACCAACCGTTCCCGTCATTGTCGGGATGATGTCAGTCGCTGCGCCATCAGGTCGCATGCTGATTCCATCCTTACCAAGATAGGAGGCTGTAATATTCAGCGCAGGAACGTCAGTTACGGATACCGCGCCGCGTACACGATTAAGAAATCCCTGCGGTACTAATGGGTTTGCCATTTTTTACGCCCCTACGAAGTTCGTTACGTTCACGTTAAACGTGATGGATTCAAAGCCACGGCGCGGCGTCATGACGGCGCTAAGGCCGTTGTACTTGCCGGCTGGGTAGTCTGATGGGTTCAGGCTGGTATAGCTGGAGAACGGCACTGCGTTAATCACAGCATTACCTGCGTAAGTGCCTTTCTCATACTCTGTGTTGAAATCAGACTGAATGAGTTTTGCGCCAATGACGCGCCCCAGAATCAACCCATAACTGATGCCATTACGCAGGGTTTTGAGAGCCCGGTTTTGCAAACGGTCAATGCCCTGCTGATCGTAATAAAGCGGATTGGTATTGGTGTTGGACCCATTGATGATTTCGTTAGCCAGGTCAAGCTCAAGATTGATGGCTGCCCATGCAACGGAATACCAGTAGTTAAACGGATTTCCATCCAGCATGTGTCCCGCCACAAGCATCTTGTTGCTAAGCCCACCTTCGGCTGCTGTTCCAACATAGTTAATGCTGCTGTCCTGCAGTTGCTTGAGCAACGTACCGTTACCCTCAATTGGATATTCAGTTACGCCGTAGCCAAACCTGTAGGCCATTGGAGGGACCATATTTGACGATCCCGGGTCGTTAGCCAGAGAGGACTGGAACGGGAACGCCATTGAGAATTCACTTGCCGGAATAGTTGGTGATTCAACACCGGCAGATACAGATTTATTAGCCGTCGCCACCCATGAGGAGTATGTGGCGGTCGTGGTGGTTACGAAGAAATAAACCAGTGATGCCGGGCTTGTGTATAACCCGGTCAGTGTTTTAAACGTAGCTTCCGCATCCCACTCACGAGGAACCAGATAAGAGAAGAACTTCTGGTAAGTGTTACCCAGGGAGATATCTTCATCGATAAACTCACCCAAAGCCGTTACTGCCGCGGCGGCCGACACATCACCAAGCTCAAGAACATATACAGCTCGTGTAGTACCTTGCGCCCAGTAGGTGGTGTTCATCTGAACAATCTCACCGGCTACGACCGTCTTAACCGTGCCCATCGTTGTTGCTGTGCCGGGATCGCTGGTCAGAGGATAGGTAAATTGCGTCGCCGTTGTCACTGTAGCTTCGACTGCGCGGTTATACGCCGCTGGGATCACACCAGATACGACCAATGGGATGGTGCTCCCGGTAGTCCATCCATGCGGCGATGACGTAGTGACTGTGACCAGGTTCGTTGCCCAGGTGATAGTAGAAATGGCTTTCCCAGGAGAGGTAATGTTTTTTAAATCATCTTTACTGGTCAGTAACTGATACTCTCCAGCAGAAAGAGTTGTCCCGCCCATGGAGATCATCGCGCCAGACTTTAGCAGTTGCGAAGGCTTCGGAGGGTTAGTCACCGACACGTTAATGTTAACAATTGCCATTTAGTTATTTCTCCGCGTAAATGGACGGGATTGCAGTTGATATCAGCTGGCGCGAAACATTACGCATCCTTTGCTGGTAATAATTGACTTTGAATTTAATGGTCTTGCGCATGGCAATAATGTTCAGTTCGTTCTGCGTGACCCTCTCATCCTGAACCACAGGGATATTCATCACCCCCATCTCAGCGACATCGGTTAGCGTGTAGTCCTGAACGTATCGAAGGAAGTCCTCTACACTGGCGTTCCTTAACCCTGTTACCGAGATCGTCACATCCTCAGAAACCAGTTGATATTGGTTCTGCTTTTCATCCAGGTAAAAGGCACCTGCGATTGGACTGGTATTTGCGCATTTCACTGTCGCGTAGGGCGGTGACAGATTCTGAGTTGACAGCATTGCCGGGAACATTGGCATGTACTGACTTAGAGAGAGCCAGACCGGTAGCGAACTGGACACCACAACATCATTCAGGTCGATATCGTCAACAGAGTTAATTATCTGCGACCGCATGTACGGGAAAATTGCCTCGCCCGTATAGTGATAGAGATTTGCTGGCTCATTGAGACCGGTACGTCTGGAAAAAGAGAATTGGATCCCGAAGAACTCACCGATATACAGAACGTCAGTCCCGATGTCGTTGAATGGGTCAATATCTGCCTGGGCTGTGAATGTCACCACATTGCGATCGTAAAGCTGCTCGTCGTCCTGGATTGACTCTGTTGTCAGGTGCAAATAGCCTTTCACATCCTTAGTGTCTGGTTCTGGATCGGGGTCATCAGAAAGAATTGATGCTTTAACCCAGAATACAAAGCCATCCAGCGGAAGCACCTTCCTGATGTACTTTGTGAATGGCACCACCTGAAACTGGCTGAGGTCATCAAGGCCTTGCGTCAGCGTCGCGTTTAATTCTGTTACTGCCGTCTGCTGTAACTCACTCAGGGAAGGCATTTAGCACCCCGCTTACCCAGGCTCGCATCGCGGCCTGATAGGTTCCCGTGTCAATGAACGATGCTCGCGGATCGCCTTTTTTGGTTTTTAGTCTTTTTGATATGCCAAGCAATGCGCGCCGGGTAGGAACGCCAGGCATACCGTCCATTTCCCTGTTATCAAGGAAGGCGACAAAAAGGTCATGAGTTCGTGACATCGACTCAGCAAAAGGGTCGGTTATCGGTGGCGCGCCAGCCAGCATGTTTTCAATACCTGCAGCCAGGTCTCTACTCATCATGTCGGCTATGTCATTACCGTACCTGTCGAAGAACGTCTGCATGATCTGGTATTTCTCTTCCAGATATTCAGCAACGTCTCCGGTAGTGGTGTTCTCGTCCTCGTAAGGAATATCTATTACGCCAAGATGAAACGTAATCATGACAGGCCCCACAAGCTCCCAAACTGCTGGGCGATCATCAGATACCGTCGACCCCATGGGTCCTGCAGCATCTGTAAATCAGCCAGGGAGAGTTCTTTAAAGAAGTCAGGAACGAGCCTTTGCGCGCTGGTTGCGTTATCTCCGGCACCGGTAATAACGCCAGCCTTGAAGTTATTCAGCCCAAGCGTTTTACGGAGGTCAGAAAACACAGACTCAGTGCCATAATTCACCAGGAAGGATGCGCCGAGGTTGTACACGGCAATGCCATACATATTTGGCATAACCATCTCAATTTCCTGGTTCACCCACTCCGTTGCTCCACCATATGCCATGGACAGAGAAGGAGAATTGTCGGGAACCTGAGCTGTGGTAATCCCCATATCAGTACGAACGAATTCGATGAATCCCGACAGGCTGGTTGTCATTTATTTTTGCTCCGCTTTTCAGTGACGATTTTTTCATTCACCACTTGAGCATCGTCATTATCATCGCGCCCTTTTGCCTGTTCAGCACTGAATTCCATCTCTCCGTCATAACCGGTTCCGCTTTCACGAAGCGAGCTGTCCAGCGCGGCCACAGATGCCTGGCGGCGACCATGAGAGTTGCGAGTCAGGTGATCGTCGTTGTCACGAATTGTTTTCTCGATGACGCTCGCCGATACCGGCTTATCCACGCTATAGCAGAGACCTACAAAGCTTTTGCTCTGGTCGATCTTCGATGAATCAACCAGGCCGTAAACCTGATGATGCTGAATTACGGCATCAATTTCTTCACGAGATGCGTTATCCAGTACAAGCATCTGTGAGCCATGAGCGATTGGGATTTGACGAAGCCGACCAGTTTCCAGCACGCGGAAAGAGAAGATGTGGCGCTGTTTAGTGGTGTTGGCAACATAGAGTTTCATTGGTTATCCTCACAAAAAAGCCCCCTCCTGTTGCCAGGAAGAGGCTAGTCACATCAAAGGTTGATTAAGCGCTGTAATCCATCGACAGGATGGTGATCGCTTCCGGACGAACTGCCCAGCCAGACGTTGAGCGCATCTCTGCCAGAACGTCGATCGCACCACCTGCAATAGGTGTCGGGATTTCACGCGGCGCAGCCATATCACAGAACATCAGGGCATTTGCATTCAGTGACGGGGTCAGCTTGGCAAATTCGTTGGTGTTCACGGTGGAGTTAACCATCGGAACCTCAACCTCTGGCACGGTAATCACTACCGCATCAGTACCGCCTGCGCCAGCACCGATCAGGGTGTCGTCATATACCCAGTCGACCTGAACATTCGCACCCTTCAGGACTTCTTTCACTGTTCCGCCAACGGTGTCAGTACCGCCGCCAGGACGCTGGTAAGAAGTCAGCTGGACAATCTGCTGGATCTCCATTGCACCCAGCACGCGCTGAGGTCCAAGGATAACCACGCGCTGCTGACGACCCAACTGCATAGTGCGAGTAAGGGCTGCCTGAACATGTCCCAGTAGGTACACGGCCATCTGCCCATGGTCGTAAGTCAGGACGGTGGTGTTGCCGTTGCTGTCAGCAGGTAGCGTTTCAGTGGTAGCACCTGCAGTATTCAACAGGCCTTCGCCGCCTGCTGGGTTCATACCAAACAGGAGCGCACTGCGCAGCTGCTGGAAGATGCCCTGACGCATGCCGAGGCGTTGAGCTTCTGGCAGCGCAAAGTTCCAGTTACCTGCAGCCGCCATGTCGTGGTGGTCATAAATACCACGGCAACGGAACAGGTAGGTTGGGGTGGAGATCATGCGCGCTTCCATCGCCACACTAGGCAACTGGTTTGCGTTACCAGACTGGCTGGACGTGACCTGAGTGCGCAAATCCAGACGACGCATATAAACATACTGATCGCCTACACCGAGGCGAACCTGTGGGTTGCCGCTGGCGATGGTTTCAAAAGCACCGGACGCCTGCTGGTAACCGAGAATCATCTCCGGCGCGATGTACGACGGATTGACAATTGTGTAGCTGGGGGTAATTGCAGCCATTTAATTCAGCTCCCGATTAAAGTAAGACCAGCGCGCAGCTGTCGTTATTGATCCAGGTAAGGAAACCAGTAGTGCTGTCGTAAGACACAGTTTTGGAATTCCCGGACTCAATGGAAAGAACCTTAACCGGCAGAGTGATATCTGCTACAGCAACCGCGCCGATTGTTCCCTGAGTGGTAGCCGCTCCGCCAGGAGTAGAGACAGGCGCATAGGTGAAGGTGGTTGTGGTGGGCACCGACAGAACAACCACAGTGCCGTTATATGCCGCCGGAGCCACGCCGCTTAGTTTCACGTACTGACCGGCTGTCAGGCCATGAGCAGAGGTAGTAGTTGCCGTTGCCACGCCAGAAGCGTAAGTGACCGCAGTGGTTGCAATGTCGGCACCGGCAAATCCAGCGGCGGCAGCGGTGGTGATTTGGCTGTTTACGAAATCCCACGCCAGCGGAGTTCTAACTGATGCGCCTGAAGTGCCCAGAGCAACAACTTGCGCTGAAGCTTTCAGCGGCACTCGCATGTTAGAGCCAATGCGGTAGAAAGATACGCTCATGCCGGAGGCAAACAGCGGAACTGGAGACTGTGGGGTGGTCAGGCCGTTATGAGCCTGATTGAACACAGTAAATCCTTCCAGTTCAGCCAATGTTTTGGCGCGACGCACAGATGATCCCCGAGGACTCGACGCAGTACCTGGAAGCAATTCAGCAACTGGGATGCCGCCCCAGATAGGGGTTGTTTCGCTTGCTGCTACAGTGCCTGATGCCAGATTGAAGCGGTTGGCTGGATCATCCAGCGCCACACCCTGAATAAAACCGTCAGACTGCACACCGAAGGAGCCAAGCGCATTCGTGGTAGCCATCGGGTTAAGAGATAATTTAGCCATGCCTTTGAACTCCCGTTAAGCCTGGTTATTGATGCTGGTAATCTGGCGCTTGCCCAACTGGAATGGTGCCCAGGTAGCAGCGGGATCGCCTTCGAATGTGCTGATTTGACGACCGGTAGCATCAGCGCGCTTAATTTCACGCAGCATGCCTGGGCCCACTGACAGACTTGCCGACTTTTGAGCGTCTGCATAAATCTGTTTTTCAGCGAAACCGAGAAGGGCTGAGTCAGCAATTGAAGACAAATCAACAGACTTAAAGTCAGGTGAATGCTCCTGCAACTGAACCATCAGGCGGCGGCGGTATGCCATTGGCTTCTCGCCAGAAAGTGGCACCGGCGCACGTTTACCGAAGCTTGAGAACACGCTGTCTGCCTTGACTTGAGAGTCAGCGACTTCGTTACGTTCTTCATCAGACAGTTCGGTTGGGATGCGGGATTTGAGATCGGCGATTTCACGACGCAGTTCTGAATCAGCTTTGTCTTTTGCCATTTTTTCTTCTGCCTCTTTCGCTTCAGCATCAGCCTTTTCTTTGGCCTCTGAATCTGCTTTTTCCTTGGCTGACTTTTCTTCTGCGTCGGCCTTGGCTTTGGCTTCTTCTGCCTCTTTATCTTCGGCGTCTGCTTTGGCTTTTTTATCAGCCTCTTCAGCATCAGCCTTAGCCTTGGCGTCCTTGTCTTCGGAGTCTGCCTTAGCCATGCGTGCGTCAATCGCTTTATTGATTAGCGCTACGATTTTTTCCTCGTCCATTTTTTCAGCCTCATTAGGAACGGAATCAGATTTAACACCAGTAGGGTCAAGGAGCTTGTCCCATACGCCCTGTTCACAAACAGCAACGTGGTCGAGCAATACCGGGGAACCTTCCACCAATAGAGGCTGACCATCGACTTTGATGATTGAATCGGGTACTTCACTAAACGTGACGGTTGGAGAGGTGCTTAATTGCTTTGTCGCCATTATTTCAGCGGCTTCAGCGTCATAAACTCGGGCAATAGCCCACACCTCGCCATTGTCGGCAACCCAACTGTTTGTCAGGGTGCCAATCACGCGCTTAGCAAATTCATCGCTGTCGAGTTTATTTCTCTCAGGGTGCAGCCAGATAAGGGGGACACCGGCTACTCTCTGAAGAAATTCGGGGGTCAAATAGTCATCCGGGTTGCGGAAGGCCATTTGTTGATCTGCAGATCGCCATGTAACCCCTGTCCCGGTTACTCGAATGGCGTACATCCACATGTTTATAAAGAATTGAGGGCTGCTTAGCGTTCCATCAGCGATGAGTGACGCCACTTGAGTTTCGTTGAGTGCTTGCTGGGCCAATACTTCAGCGAAAGGTTGATGCAGTGGCTTGGGCAGGTCATCGATGTGAAACCACCCGGAATCAAGTGATTCATCGTTGATAGTTGCTTCGAACTGCTCATCAACATCAGCACGGAAGGTAAGGTAGTCACCGGATACGCTATAAGGGGTCATTGGACCGTCATATCGATACCCAGCCTCTTCCATCACCTCTCTGCGCGCAGCATCACCTGCTATCTCGTTTGGCTCCAGCTTGCCGCCAGGTGGGCACCATGTTCCGTCGTCAGATCGCTGAATCAGAAAGACCTTCTTCCCGTTACGGAACATGATACCGCTAGCGAAAATTGCCACGTTTCATTGCTCCTATTGCGTTATTTTTTACTGCTCATCGCCTCCATGAATTTCTTTCCCTTCTGGGTAAGCATGTCATCGGGGATGCTGCGTAGGTTGTAGATATATGTCACATAGCAATCGCAAAACACTTCCTCGCCTGGCTGGGTTATTTCATCCAGATATCCGGATGAACCAGCTTTCACGTATCCATTCTTTTGCGCCCAGTTACCACGGATGAGATAGAACTTCAGATCACGCTCTTTGTGGTCTTCTCGGTAGTCGTATCCAGGTCTGCGCCAGTGACTGTGCCATTCAGCTGCAATCGCGTTATTGCTCGTTGCAATCACGTTGTCGATGTTGGCTATCAGCTTGTGGTTCTGGTCGATCATCACCCGTCGGGCTTCGTAATCGACCTGTTCGGCGCTCTTCTGGATGTGGGTTGCCGTATCTCTTGCCGTTCCCTGCACACCATTCAGCGCGATGCTGTCGGATGAAGGAATGCTACTGGCCCATCCGCTAAAGCGTGACAACGTAGTGTCGATCGCCTTCTGCCTGTTCAGTTTGATCAGGTCAGCGCTGGCAAGTATTCGCCTGTCCAGCTCTGTCCTTAGTTTTGGCTCAAGATAATTAATGGTGAAGCGGGATATCCCAGGGTGTCTTTTCAGCGCGGCCGCACGAGAAACCTGAACCTCATAGGACTGCGTGAGTTTACTGGACACCATGCCAAGGTAATCATCTGAGGTTTCACCCTCCGCTGATTGCCTGATCAGTGACTGCCATCTCTCCAGTTCTTCCCGCGATGAATAACCGTTTCGCAGAAAGAACTTCACGGCCTCCATTACGGTTTTAGTGAACTGGCTCATAGCATCATCCCGCTCCCTGGTTTTTCTGAATCAGGAGCAGCGGCAGGAGGAGGGTTATCTTTCAACTTGTCGTAGTCGAAACTCAGCCTCTGAGGGAACAGGTGTTCGTTAGCGTTGGCGTTTTCACACGCCCACTCGATCAGCGTTGCTCGGTTCTCCGGGTCTGCTGTTAGCTGAGGAAGAACTACTTCCAGCATACTTACGATCGCCTTGAAGCGGATCTCATCAACCTTAACCTTTTCGCTCTCTGGCTCTTTTAGAGACGACGCCCAGCGGAACTCAAAGTTGTTAATCCACTTTGCAAAGTAGATGCTGTACGTGTCTTTTATGTCCGGGATGTCGGCGCGAAGCGACTGAAAGAATTCAATGCTCCATGCCCGGTACTGGCATACCCTGATGAAGAAGTCGTATAACGTATCAAGCCATGCGCGCATGTCATCGATGTAGACTGCAACAGCCTTCGCGTCCTCTGTTCCCTCACCAAAACCCCTGGCGAACGTTTCACTGTTCAGGATGATGGCTGGCATATCGGCGGCGGCGGCGATGTTAGCTAGAATGTGGTTGCGCGCTGAGTCGAGTGGCTTTTCAAGGTTGCTCAGGTCAATGGACTCGATAAGGTCCTTTTCCCCTATCTGAAGTACCTCACCGGTCTTTCCTCGTTTAAGTAACCCTCGCTTAAAGCTGCTAAGCCGCTGCATCATGTTATTTACTACGGAACTGGCTCCGGATATTTTCGTTACCAGAAGACCACCCTTCACCGCGACCATGTCATCTGTTCGCATGGTCTGAATGAATGACTTAAGCGGGAACAGAGCGCGCTGGTAAACGCTTCGTCCTGTGAATCCAAATGCTGCCGGGTTATAGGCCAGGTAAATTGGGTCTTCGTTCTGCACCACAACGCAGCGGGACTTGTGATACGGCTTACCGGCTACGCTGATACCCGATACTTTCTGGAAATCCTGAGCGTTTGGGTCCTGATTCAGAACTATGCTCCCCGCGGTATTAAGCGGGTCCAGGATGTTAAAGCTTACGTTGTGCTTATACAGCGTGCGGAAGTCTACTGCCTGAGATGGCTCCTGGTTGTCTACCAGCATGGCGATCGCTGATGTTCCATAGATTCTCGCCAGGCGCGCAGCGTTAGCGATATGCCGATCTGCACCAAGTGCTTTCCACTCACGCTCGAATGCGTCACGAAGCCTCTGTTCAATGCCGAAGGTCTGCGCTATATGCACGGTTCTTGGCTCGTTCATCGCCATCTTAACCGGGCGATCGACCATCTTGCCGCCAAGCGGGTGATACAAGTAAATGGTTTTGCAGGTCTGGTATCCAACGGTCATCCCTGGCTGAATGTCATCGCTTTCCAGAAGCGAGACAAGCTCCGGCGATGTGCTGCCGATTTCGAAATCATCTTCGTTCATTTGGGGTTCTCGTCAGATTGCGTCGCCGCTGCCGAAGGCGATGATCAGACCGTAGGTGTAATCATCAAGAAGGTCATCAGCGCGCTTGTGCGCTTTCTTATCGGCAAGGTGGAATCGTGATACCTGCTTGTGCAGATGGTTTGCCGTTTCACCTTTGAACACGGCCGTCTTTTCGTAAGCATGACGTGAAATCTTAGCCAGTCCGCGATAGTGATATCCGGAGGCCATAATTGCGCGTTCGTCCTTCCCCTTACTGGTCAGGGCAGACTCAATCTTGTTTACCTGCCACCCGAGGCTTTCGCCTTTTTGAAGCAGGATGCTACCCATGCTCGCATCTTCAATGAACACACCAAGGCTTCCATTGACCGCGACGCACAGGCCAGACAATTCATTCAGCCGGTCGAAAACAGATGGCATCCACACTTCAAGGAGTGCGCCGTCGATCTGCACCACATCCCAGTCAAGGATGGTCAGTCGTTCACGTCCCGGACGCGTGTCTATGGCGTAATAAACAACCGCCGTACCGTCATGCTCTATCCCGCCTTTTACCGCAGTGTCCATGACTGCAAACACAGCCATGCACATTTCAGGGAATTCAACAGGCTTACCGTCTTCAAGCCACTTACTGACGTCAAACAACGCATCAGCAGACCAGTCCACGAACTCAGCGAGGAACTCTTGCCTGAACACGCGAGGCTCGCAACTAAGACGCTCCTTTTCTAACTCTTCAGGCGGTACGAATGGGTTGGATGATGTGGGTGCATAGTGCTCAAAGAATCCAAGCTCTTTCTTTCTGCATATCGCGTAAAAGAAGTTGTCCTCATCCACTCCGTCTGGCGTGGAAAATATGTATGCGCGACCCTTTGTCGTTAACAGGGTGGGCTTAATAGACTTGGCCCATATCTCTGCGAGCATCTCTGGTGATTTGGTGAATGCCGCCTCATCTATCAGAACGAGGTCATATTCACGACCACGGCCCGCCAGCTTGTTATCGTTCGTTACCCAGAAGTCTATCTTCCCGCCATTCTTGAGGAGGATCCTCTTTTCTGACCTACTTGAGCTTTTTATTAATGGTTCAAGGTACTCGACAAGCTTGTCGAAGATTTCCTGATACTGCCGATATTCAGCAGTAAATATACCAACACGTCCACCAAGCTCTACATCAAGACCAGGTCGTTTAAATTGAGCGGTGCAGTAACTTACCGCGGCACTGACCAGCATGAATGTCTTGCCCCAGCGGCGGCCGCAGCGGATTGCATTGAGCTGGTAATCCCAGGAATCCGCCCACACCTTTAACTGCCCTTCGTGCAGCGTGGGTAGGAAAATTTCAGCCATATCATCGCCCTGGTATTGGTAGCGTGTTATGCACGACTATTGCGTTATCACTGCCACCGTCTTTAATTAGCCCGATCTCCAGCTCAACCTTCTCGGTAGCCACGGAGCGGTATTCAGTGTCAGCGCGCAACTTATCTATCGACGCCTTGGTGTACTCAAGCGATTCAATGCGGGCAGTGTTGCGATGCATTGCCTTTTGAGCAGACGAAATCAGATCGTGGAAGCCTTTCTTCTCCTCATCGGAGGCTGTCTCCAGCTCACTTTGCCAACGCCCGATATTCTCGGCGGCGGTGAGATTCGCAGCACGTAGCCAGAACAACTCATCATCAAGCGCAAGAGCCTGAGCATCTTCTGTGATGGCATCTGTAAGCAGCATCCGACGTCCGTAACCACCGTGCTTTAATGCATGCTGGTTACCAGGATGGAATGGCTTTATTGGTGGTGCATGGCGAGATCCACGAATAGGTTTCGCGTCCTGAGAATTTACAGGTTTTTGCGATTCGCATTCACTGCGATTCCTTTGTTCTCGCTTATTGTGCGATTTACTCTGCTTTTGCGAATTCGCATTCTTCTTCTTTATTACCTTCTGCGAATTCGCACTGTAATTCGTAATCTTGATGTAGCGCTTTGCGCTGGCGTATTTCAGTCCCTGCGCTTCACACCAGTCTTTAGGGGATATTCCGGTTTTGGCATGTTCGGCGAGGAACTGGTGTTGCAGTGCTCCCCAGTCCGGTTTAGCCATAATTCACCTTTACAGCATGGTTCCAGTTTATCCCCTGCTGAGGATATTTTTGTTTTATCCCTTTGCGGGGATAATTATTGAGTGGCGCACAGCCTGTCCCATGTATCGTTATGCACGTTGATGGCCTTTACCGTTCTGGCATCCATCACATCAGGATCGCTTCCGTGAGTGATGATCGGATTGAATGCTGTGCAGGCGTTATCAACGTAAACGTATTTAATCTTTGGCGTGGTATTTTGATCCGCGCATGCTGTCACGAGCAGCGTTATCAGACATAGACTGGTTAGCTTGTTCGACACTTTTAACCACCTTGATGGTTTCGGTTTGCTTTTCGGTGACTGCCTGAGACTGTTGCGTTTCGGCGTTAGCTTCTTTCACATCAGCTTTAGCCTGGGTTTCGGTGGTGCCTTTCGACTTGCCTCCGAACCATGCAGCGAATACCAAGACCACAATCCCGAGCAGTCCGGCAATCCATTCACCTCCTACAGCAAGAAGTTGGCTCATTGCTTTTTATCCTGACTGACCAGGCGACCAATAACGCCACACGCTGCAATGACACCGGTTATGGTGCTCATGGTGCCGGGAGGGATGGAGGCTTTTAAATCGGCAGGAAGCTCAAGCCAGACGGTAGGGATGATGCCTGCCAGCACTAAAGCGTGAACACTGAACCAGCGCCATGCTTTCTTCCAGTCGTCTACGAGGCTAATCTTCATAGAGATACCCTTTCTTTCATCCATCCATAAATGAATGATTCGTTAGCCGGTCGCTGTTCTGCCAGTTCAAGATAACGCTGCCCTTGGGAACAGTTCAGAGCCTTTAGAAGCACGGACTCTCCTTCGCTTCCTCTCTTGGAGAGGAAATTCTTGAGCGCGCTAATGCTGCGAGGCCCAATGTTGCCGTCAGCGATCAAGTCGGGATAAAGCTGCTGCTGATTGTTAAACACGTTCAGCCAGCGCTGAAACCATTTAATCTGAACAGATGGACCCATGTTTACGCCTGTATCACACAACTCTGCCGCAATGGCGCTTGATACATCTGACACCTGATCGAAGCGAGGCCCATACCAGTAATCAGCCTCCAGAATGTCCAGAGCCTGTTTTCGTGTCAGATTGCGCATGTCACCATTAAACCCATGAGCACGCGCCGTTACCTGAGTTACTCCCCAGTTTGTCGGTCCGCCCCTGTCATCAGGGTGATTAACGTAGCCGCCTTCCTTACCCAGGATGGCGTTAAAGATATCGTCTTTAGTCATGGCGCTCTCAATATGACTTTTCAGAAGACAATGTCTCTCTGAAAGCTTGAATATTCTTTAGGGCCTTCCAGGGTCCGAACTTTTGACCCATCCGGCGAGATGATCACAATACTCGGCGATGCTGGAGTGCCTTTATTGGCTGCCAGTTGCCTTTCAGCTTCCGACTTCTTCAGGTCCGAAGCAGTGAGGCGCTTCGTTAATGCGGCATTCTCTTTAATGGTTACGGTGAGCGCATTCTGAACACCAAAGCACATCGCAGCCATCGCACAGATAAACAACACCGGGACGAAATTCACTACGTATCGGCCCAGCTTGATATGAGTTTTATCGTTCATTTTCTTCACCGTTGTCCGGTCCGAACCCGGGCGGCCTGATTTGCTTAATTACCGATGCGCCTTGCCACCCAGCCCAGCCACATCCGATACCGACCACATAAAGTGACCAGCCGTTTGTCAGCCCAAGCAGACACATCATCATTCCGGCGAATAGCGACACGGCAACATGACTAAGAAAAGGCACGTTAGATGCAGGAACCTTTTCCGAATGCTTCGTTAACGAGTATTTCGCCAACGATCCCGCCAGCGTCATGATGAGCGCGAGTAGCAAAGCCGGAATTAATTCCGTTCCGTTTGCCATTGCGTAGTCTCCACCATGCGGTGGCCTGTTGAAGCGAACTGGCATGAGACTACCAGGGCGCAAATTAGCGACCCCAAATACTGGGGGATTTGTTCTTTTTGAGAATTAACGTGGTTGTTGCTTGAACAAATCCAGGATACTTTGATCGGTAACGTGGTTTGTTCGTGACTAAACACATGAGCAAATCAGGCAGGAGGCTGTTAGCGCAGTCTCTTGCCACCCATCTTCACGAAGCCCAGCCATAGAGCTGGGTTTTTCTTTTTTAAAGCGCACTAATCCGTTGCCACAGCGAGTAAGGGAGTAGTCATGTCTGTCTGGTATTTGGAGGTAATGCGCTTTAAAAAAGCCCATGGTACGTGGGCAAGATGAGGGTATTACGTTGAGCTTCTGCTCTTATGGTCCCAGGTAGGGGATTTGGTGCAATAAAAAAGCCACCGGCGTTAACCAGTGGCTCTATTGATTCTGATGTCATGTCACACACAATAATGGCAACATATACGAATAATAATGCTCATTTGTTCATTGAAAAGCAAGCTCGTTATGAACATTTTTTGCAACTTTCTTCACATTTTCGCGACCGTTGAACGCATTTTGCAGCGGTTGGTACAAACAGAACAGTGATGCGTTGATTACGTCTTTCACTTCCCGGCGCATGGTTGAGATGCTCGGGCGCTTATATTGATTCCCTGCGCGTGTCTTCATCAGGCGAGGCTTGCTGACTGCATGCTGCCATGAGGCGATCCGTATCTCGCTGGAGTTGCAGACGTAGTAAGCAAAGATAACTCGCCAGGCATTCTCATCGATACTCTTCAGGTAATGGCGCAGAACGGCGTCAATTAACATACCGTCGTCATCGCTGCACACGGGCCGTGATGATTGCTGTGGCTCAACCGTAGCCATGAACTTGGCAATCATATTGATCATCGCTTTATCAATCTTCCCTGTCTGTGACCATGCACCCCACAACTGGAGCCACTGGTCTACCCATTGATGTTGGTCTTTGGTTAATTCCAGTTTCATGCTGCGGCTCCTAATGGCTGATTAGTCTGGCTGTGTCTGGCGATAGGCGGTAATTCTGCTCGCTTGATGCTTTCATACTGGTAGCGGAGGAAGTCGGAGAAGGTCATTTCTGCCACCTCAGCGCCGCATCAAGATCTGCTTGCGGAATGGCAAGTAGGATTTTCTTTTCTGAAGCAGTCAGGTTTCTCATCCCCATCAAAACTACGCCATGAGGAGTTCTGACAGCCTGAACATGCTTGTGCCGATACATATTGATAAGTGCCAATGCGTTTACCGGGTCTCTCATGCTGCCTCCTGTTGGCTGGCGCGGCGTTTCTCCAGCGCACGGGCTTTGCGGGTGAAGATGGATTTGATGCGTTGCAGGTATGGGATGTCGAACTTGCGGGTAGAGTTGTCGTTATTGAGTACCTCAACCTTCTCAGCGCCAATGCGCTCAATCAGTCCCTGCTCAAATGCTTTCTGAGCGCCTGAATCGTGGCGGTTGCAACGGGCACACTGGCCTGCCGTATTGTGGAGGTTGAAGGAAAGGTGAGCCGCTGCACCGCGCGACCGGTAGTGACCGCAATCCATAGTGCCGCCAAACTTCTGTTCCGGTGTCGATCCGCAGCTGATGCAGGGAAGCCCGGCATCACGCAGGCGCACGTACTTATTGAATGCAGCCTGAGCCTCCTTCTTCCACTGCGGTTTAGTCTTGAGCGCTACCTTGCGGACCTTCAGCTCACGGCGTTCCTGCTGCGCCTCCTGCTTTCTTTTTCGCTCGGATTCAATCTTCTTCTTGGCGAGGAGTTGCTGGCTGTATTCGAAGCCATGCTCAGGACAGCACCAGCGGATCCGGATGTCGTGGAATTTCGGCACGAAGTATTCACCGCATACTTTGCACTTACGGCGGGATGGTTTACGCATGACCTCTCCTCGCTGCAAGGCGCAGCCATTTCTGATCGACTAAACGGGCGGTGTAGCCCTTGAGGGTTGGGATTTCTGAAGGTGCTGGAGTTGGCTTCTTGCGCTTTGCTTTGACCTTGAAGATGCCGCGCTCCATGACTTTAGCGAGAGGTGTCATTACGCCTCCTGCTTGTTGCGAAGTTGCTGGAATTCACAGTTGCTTTTTAAATTGCAATAACTCCAGCGCATATTCCTGTGTAACCCTTGGTGGCCATGAATAGAGGCGTGAACCAATGAAGGATTGCATCCATAGTGCTTTGTTGATTGCATTGAGGGGAACCAATAGCCAAATCCTTCGCGCTCTGCTAACACCGGGGTTTTATTAACGTTGGAAAGGCCGGTCTCATTGGCATGCTTCATGTTCATCGCATGGGTGCACCACTCTAGATTCTCAGGGATGTTGTTATGTTTATTTCCGTCGATATGGTTAACATGCGGGTAATTATTAGGGTTTGGGATAAACGCAAGAGCCACAAATCGATGTAAGAGCTTGTGCCCTCCAGAAATTGAAACGCGAACATATTGAGAGGCCGTGCAGCATTTCAAAATCCGATTTTTGGTAGTCCTGGTTGTCCATGTCTTTTTATCTGGCCCGCAAGTCCTTACCTCCCTAGCTAGACTGCGCACGCGCGCCAAGGAGCTAACCTCGAAACGGTCCTCATAACCAGGAACTGGCTTCCAAACCTCTTTATCAAACATGGTCATTTCCTTTTGCGTGATACTCAGAATTGGCAGGGATTCGCAACTTGATTCCGCGCTCGATGCACCAGACTTCGATGCGGCGCAGGTAGAAGGTCATTTCTTCGGTGTCGAGAAGCTTTGTGGACTTAACCCATTTCGTTATGCCGAAAATGGTTACTGGCTTGGCTGGGCAATAGAGGTCTTTGAAGAACTCATGAAGCTCTTCGTCGGTGTGCACTTCGGTTGAGTTCTGGCTTGCTGCTTCGGCGACATCGCCATTCCACATCCACATAAGTGAGTTCTGAGGAATGGAGCGCTTGTCTTTCCATGGCTTGATAATGAGGCGGTAACAGTCGCCAGACTCCAGCATGGGCTGGATCTGCTGACCGATAGCGTTGAAGTTGGATTTGTGCAGACGGATGCCGTCTTTGTGCAGGTTCATGCGCCACCCCCATGAGGAAACGATGAATGCAGAAAGTCGCAGGTGCATTGCTGCATCTGTGACGGGTGATTTGATGTGTTCTTTGTGTGTAGCATGCGATTTCCCAATCACATGCAGAGGTCTTACCGCCGGGCGTTCAACTCCGACGGCAAGACTAGTTTGCCAGGATGTATGTGAGAGTCAAATTTTGCTTGACCTTGCGAGAAAGATAACTTTCGAAGCCGAGATAGCGCTTATAGTCAAAAAACATACAGCCTTCATGGTTTATATTTGCCAACCAAAATGGATAGCCACTGAAAGGAATATCAATGACCACCATCTCGATAGCTCATGATGTAACAGACGAAACAATAGCCGAAATACAGTCTCTCCTTGATGAAGTATCTGTGCGTGATATTGCATGGAACGGTGTCGAATTTGAAATTGAGCGAGGCGATTTCACCTGCATAGAATCAGATGAAAGCGCTGAGGCTGTGATATTACTGCGCAAGATTAACAAGATTATTGACGGCTATTGATTCAGTGATGGGCCTCGGTTTCGAGGCTCTCATACGTCGAATGGGTTAGGCATCACTCGCATTGGATAGCCTCTTGAAATGCTTCGCCTGCATTGTTGGCTCTATAGCCCAACCTAAAGTACAACTCCCAATCGTGAAGTACGTATCTGGCATTTTTCCCGCCACAAATGCGCTCTATTTCTGCCATAAACTTCTGAAACTCTGTCATCATTCATTCTCCTGCTGCGGTGCTGCTGCAATCATTGCATCCCACACCTGTTTCGTTGCAAGCTGTCGGTCACCTGCATCGTACATCTCCGCTGTCGGCTCAACCGGCACCATCACCCAACCATCCGGAATCACCGGAGAGTTGCCATCGGCTTTACCCTGAAGCATGGCGGCGTCAATTGCCTGCTGAATTATCATCATCTCAGCAAAGCTCAAAACGTGCCCCATCTTCAAGTTGTCGCGGACTATCTTCATTGCTTCGATATTCATTATTTACCTCCCTGAAGCATGGCGGCGCGGCAGGCATCGTCAACTCGGCATTGAATGCGGGACAGTAACTGGACTTCGCCACCTAGAAATTCATGACGGCGGTTTACGTCACACATAATTTCTCTGGCAGTTTCAAGTGCTATATCATCGAAATGCTGAGTGATAGAGCGCACCACCTGCTGCGCGCTCCGGTAATTCTCAAGCTCTGCTCGCTCGGAGGTGGCGAGGGGCTGCGGGGCGGCGTAGAGCGGCGTTTCGACCTTGCAGCAGATAGCAAACGTCTTATCGTCACAGCACTCCTCGCGCGTCACAACCTGACCACTGCGGTGCATATAGGCCACAGGCTCCGCTTCCATCCCCGCAAGCGCTAGTTTGAGAACAGCCAGCGTGTTATTTCCGTCTTCATCCAGACCGAACGGGATTTCGTCGCGAGTAGCTTCGAGGTCGGTGATTTGTTTCTGTAGCCAGGATTTGGTGAATGTCATGGTTTCGTCCTCCCTGTCAGGCGTTCGCGAAGTGTTAAATTGCGTGGCAATCTTTCGTGGTCAGCAATCTCGATCACAGTGAATGCACACTTATCGAAGGTACTCTCCCGCCGATGCTTTAGTAGAACGGCTTCGTTGTGAGCTTCTTCTTTTTCTGTCGCACTCAGTTCATACACATCAAATCCATTACTGCTTACGTGCCAGCCGTGAATAACTGCGATATATCTGGACATGTCATTCCCCTTGAAATTGTTCGAACCAGAACACAACCGGTGCGTTCGTTGGTTGAATCAGGCCGAATGATTCAGCCGTGCGGTAACTTCTTGATGCCCGGCGCGTTACATCAACCTGAGTAGAGATGCGGCTGCGAAAATCTTCAACGGTGCTGCTCATTTTGAACAGGTTACAGGGGATGCATGCTGGAACCATGTTGCTGACCGTGTCGTTTTCTGGCCTATCCATTGCGTAGCCGTTACTGATGTTTCTTCGTACTGCCTCGACGTGGTCGGCATGCCATTTCTCGCCCAGCTCGCAACCGCAATAAGCACAGCGACCACCGAATTTCATGCGCAGTTCTGCGCGTTGTTTCTTCGTGAGTGCCATGGGTTATTCCTTTATGAAGATTATCCAGTGGGTTTTATCGCTCTTGCCGGTGCGCTGGCCGATAATTGGCTTCACATCGGTGAGCGCCAGAATCTGGCTAACTGGTATCTGCGTCTCGTTCCATTTGAAGATGAGTACGCCGTGTGGCCGCAGCACCCTGAATGCTTCGGCAAAGCCAGCACTCAAATCTTCTCGCCATGTTTCCTTGTTCAACTTTCCGTACTTCTTGCCCATCCATGCGTTATCACCGACACGCTCAAGGTGCGGAGGATCGAACACGGCGACAGGGAAAGTGTTGTCAGCGAACGGCAGCGCGCGGAAGTCTGCAATAAGGTCAGGACTGATAACCAACTGGCGACCGTCGCAAAGCTCGTGCTGTTCGGCGCGAATATCACTGAACACCGCTCGCTCATCCTGTTTGTCGAACCAGAACATGCGGCTACCGCAGCACATGTCCAGAATTGTTGCGTCAGTCATGCTCATTCCCCTTTTACTGAGATGCCAACTGCGCGGATGGCGGCCAGCACATCACTACCGCTACCTTCCCTGGCAATGATTAATTCGGCCATAGTTATTGGTTTTTCGCCAAACCCCAGCTCGACGGTATGCATGCTTATGATGTGGATTAGCTGAGCGAATCGCTCCTCTGCGGCTTGAATTTGCTCCCGATAGTCAGCAACCATCCGTCGCACTTGTTCCAGTGGCTTAACGCTGCCACCATCTGGCGGGTCCATGTACTGAACGCTAGGTAGAAGCTCGCAGAGGGCATTGCCCAATTCGGCCTCACTCGCTTCACGCTCAACTCGCAACCGCCCAACAGTAAGCATCAGGTCTTGATTCTCTTCGTCTCGATCTTTCGCGTAGATCTGCGCGGATTCCAGTTCGTCCAGCAGCGCCAGCACGGTGGCAGGGTTGGCGGACTCCACAAATTTACGGTTGGCGGCCGCGTCCTTTCCCTGGAATTCAGCAATAATGAAACCGGCATTGCCTTGGTCGTCATCGCAGCAAATCGCCTCCCAACCTTCACCAGATTCACGCACCCATGATCCGGCAGTTGCTGCCAGCGCGTTTTCTTTTAGCGCCTGCTTGTTTGTGCTCATTTGGCGGCTCCTTTGCTGGCATTGGTGATGTACTCCGCCAGCTCACCTTTCTTATTGAGCTTTTGCATTTCCATTATGTCCGCGATGGGCAGACCAGCGGCGGGAGATATCACAACAAAGTTTCCGTTAACCTTAAGAGTTCGACCCTGACTGGCCATGCGCTTGACGAACTCAGCGATTGAGTTGCTCATACCGAACCTCCCTGGCGAATCTGGGCTGCGAACCTTTGGGCCTCTGCAGATGTTCCATTCCATCGACCATCTCGGCTGGCAATCCATTGGTCGATGCCGCTGGCCCGCACTTCGGCAAGAAATGCGTCTGTGGCTGGGGTTTCTACAGACTGCATTTCCTGTAAAGTCTGCATATCCATGAAATCGCCGTCAGGCTCTGTGATGGTTGAGTTGTATGCCGAGTAAACCTCTGACGCTTCATGTACAAGTTCAGCGGCTTTAGACTTCAGCGCCGCATTCTCAGCAACAACGCTCTCTAACTGACTTGTGAGGGATGTAAGTTGTGCTTCTGCTTCTGCAAACTTACGCACCAGATACTCTGCGTTTGTCTCGTTAACCTTCATGTCGCCAGGCAGACATTTACCACGAAGGAAGCCGTCCATTTCGATTAATGTCATAGTCATTCTGAGACTCCTTCGGATGCTTCACCGCTCATCTGGCGGCATATTTCTTCCGGGGTTTCTTGCACCACTAGCTTGTCGCCAGAGCACATCTTGATGTGAGTTTCGCCATAAAACGCAAATGACTCGATCTGCTCTGCAACCAGGAAAACTGGCTCGTAAATCACTTGCTCTTCAAATCCAATAATTGAATCAACTGGCCGAGTTAGAACGGACTTCTGGCTAAGTTTTAAAATCTTCATGCTTATCTCCCGCTCCTGATTTCTTTCAGGCGCTGATTAAATAGGTTGGTTAGGGGGTTTACGCGGTCTTCTACAGGCGTGATTCGCTTGCGTATGGAGGTTGTTTTCGCCTCAGGATTTTCCACGTAATACCGGTATCGTTTTTGATAACCTTCGCGTCGCAATGCCTTAGCGCCTGTCAGTTTTGACAGTGCTGATGTGACTGAGCATTTTGGGATTTTGGTGTCGCGGAGGATGTCTGTCATGTAACTGCCGGGGTGTTCTGTGATGTACTCGATTATCGCGGGTATCTGGCCGGTGCTTCTCATGGTGATGGCCTCCCGTAGAATGACAGAACCCTCTTCATCGTCGCGCTGTTGCGGCATTCCTGGCAGATTCCGTTCTCCTCGGTGCGCACTACCAGGCGAGCATTAAACGTCACGGCATCAGGCAGTGAAGTGGGTGCATAGCGCATCCCGTAATCCGTCAGCCTGTAAGTGCGCTTACCGTAAATTCCCGCTCGCGAGATAAGCCCGTCAGCCAGCAATGTCGTGATGGTGCTGGAGAGTCGCTTAGTCGTCATGTTTAGGATGGCTGCTATCTTGACAGAATGGCTGTCAGGGTAGAGCCGGAGTGCTGCGAGCGCCCTTTCGCGAGTTGTCATAGCCATATCACACCATCCCGCTTGACTTGTTCCGGTTGTACTTGGCAAGCAAAAGCTCCGCTGGGGTTGGACCGCGATCAGCTTTTGGCGCGGATATGGCCCGACGGACCGGCGGCACTGGCTTTCCTTCCGTGACGCGCTTATCCCACATATCCAGCAATACGCCAGCCTCACGAGTAAGCTCACTGTGTGTTAACTGTCGCTCAGTGCTTCGATAGCGAAGCTCTGTGCAGATGTGGTACATGACCGGCTGAGACCATGGGAACTGCTCACTTGAAGAAAACTCAAACGACCGGTTACGCCAATCCCAGTATTCAGCGATCACCTGATCAACCGTGATACCTAGCGCCCCGCCGCTCTGCTTGCACCATGCGACGAACTGTCCAGGTGATGGCAGGAACGGTCGCACCTGCTTGCGAGCTACCCTCATACCGGCATCAACCTGCGCCATGCTGGTTATTCCGTTTTCCATGAAAGCCAGCACCCACTGTCGGCGGATTTCATCCACCTCGGACTGCTCACGATTTGCCGTAGCCGCCGGGAACGCAGCAAGCAGTTGCCCGAAAACACTGTTGATGACCAGCGCCACTTGTTCTAGTTGGGGCTTCTCTTCGTAGAAGTCAGGTAGGTTATTGGCTACGCGCCGAAAATGCTCTCGGTCGTGATTAATCATCTGCTCAGAAAGGCTTTTCATAGTTTCACCCCACGTATCCAGTCAGTGTTATTTATGTCGATTTTTGGCTTGCCAGAACTGGCGGCCGCTGGTTGCTTGTTGCGCTGAATTTCAAGCTGGGTCCACTTTTCACGAAGCTTGTCAGGGCAGAGCACGTTCCCCTGCCAGAAGCTGTCATTGCATGCCCACTTGAACAAAGCCGCGATTTCCTTGTGGCTGCGCCCGTCCTTCTCCCGCATCAGGCGAATGTCATTGGCCCATGTAGCCCATGTCGGTTGCTTTGCAGATGGGGCGATGCGCTGGACTTCACTGAAAAGCCATTCTGCACAGCGGAGGTCTTCTGAGGTTCCCCACTTGCCCCCGCTTTGAATCGCTGCATCAGGTTTAACCAGAGGAGATTTTTTAACGGGCTTGTCAGAGGATTCGTCAGAATTCTCGGACGTAGAGGTTTTATTGTTTTTAGTATTGTTAGTTAATGTCTTGTTCTGTTCATCGGGTGGTCTATCGGATGGTTCATCGCCTACCAGCCTCAAACCCGCACCATTACTGGCTCGCGCTTTGTCGGAGGGTTCATCGGATGGTTCATCGGGTAAAATCACCTGATATGAGGCGTAATTTGTGATGGTTATCACAGTTCCAAACCTGTTTCCTTCGGTACTGATCATCCCCTCTTTGACGAAGAAATTGAGCATTCTTGTCACGGCCTGAGGACTCTTTTCCTTGCCATCCTGATCGCGTAGTTTTCTTGCCAGAATCGCCGCCGTCGTAACGAGCTGTCCAGTTGATAGCTCCCACTGCCTTGCAGCAAATTCAACGGTTCTGACGCGGTATGACGCCTCTCCGAGCAATCGAACCCAGAGAGCCATCTTCGCGGTATCTTTCGCCCAATCGGTTTGGAGGAGGCTTCTGAACAGAGAGAAATGACCGAACTTTTTATTCTCCATTCTGTTGCTCCAATATTCTCCCGACTGAGGAGCCGGGAAGTTGAATACTCTGGCGTTATTTGCCATACTTACCTCGTTACTTGGCGTAACACAGTGTTATCAGGCCTCAAAGAATTCACCGTTCTTTGGGGCTTTTTCATTTGTGAGGATTTCCGCAACCTGCTTAGCAAGTCTCGCCATGTCGTCGTCGACGACTCCCCATTCCAGAACAGCAAGCAGCATTGCCATCTTCGGCAGCATGCTTTCCTTCCAGCGCGTAATTCCTGATTTATCCATCCCCAGAGCTTTTGCGACGTTAGTCGAACCACGCAATGCAATCTGATTCAGGATCCAGGACTCAATTTTTCGAGCCTGGTCTTTGTTTCGTGAGGTTGTGCGTTCCATTTGTGATAATTCCTTTGCTGAAATAGTTAATGCGCATCCTGTGATGCGTTGTTTGTTGTGTTCCTCAGCTTCTGAGGGGCTGATTTTTAAAGAGCGGAAGTGCGTAAATATCTGTTACTTAACCCGATCTGGGTTGGCTACCTGTCGTAGCCATTCAGCGGTAAATTTCCCTGCTGATGCTTCTGCAAGGACCTGCGAATAATTGGTTTTCTCTGTGTACTCAGTACGAGGCAGCGCCTCGTTCTTCACCCACTTATGAATGGCCACATTCGACAGTCCGCACAGTCGTGCTGCTGCGGTTTGTCCGCCTACTGCGTCAATCGCGAATTGCATTGGGTTCATAGTGTTTTCCGTTAACTAAATTAACTACGAGTTAAGTCTATATCTTAACTGACAGTTACGTCAACTCTAATTGATAATTAACACATGGTTAAAAAAGAAGATTTAAAAGAAGAGTTCTCGAAGCGACTTCGCGCTGCATTGCTTGATGCTGGCGTAGGTGGGCGCGGACAGACCGGTAGAATCCGTGAGGCAATGAAGTCTCAGGGGATCGTTGTTTCTGAACCTGGCGTTTGGAAGTGGCTTAATGCAGCAGCAATACCAGATCAAACAAATATTCTCGCCCTTAGTCGGTGGCTGAATGTTCGCCCTGAGTGGCTGGAGTACGGAAGGAATCAGGCTGCCAACGATAAGGAGAGGGAGGCATCAATTCCGCCAGAATCAGAATGGGGATCAGTTGAAGCCTGGGATGACAGCACTCCCGTAAGCGACGACGAGGTGGAAGTTCCGTTCTTCAAGGACATAGAGTTCGCATGTGGCGCTGGTCGCACTGGCGACGAAGACTATAACGGGTACAAGTTGAGATTCTCAAAATCAACACTGCGCCGCATCGGTGCCAGTACAGACGGACACAGTATAATTTGCTTCCCTGCTCGCGGTAACAGCATGGAGCCGAACATCCCCGATGGGACAACCGTGGCAGTTAATACGGAAGATAAAAAAATCATCGATGGGAAAATGTATGCGATCAGCGAGGATGGCTGGAAGCGCATTAAGTTGCTCTACAGAACAGGGCCCGAGACAGTAAGCATCCGCAGTTATAACGCCGCAGAACACCCCCCAGAAGAAAAGCCACTAGGTAACATAGAGGTTATAGGTCGAGTCTTCTGGTGGTCCGTACTGGACTGTTAGCCGTGGCCTGAGGGTATGTTTGAGTAGGTGGGCGTCTAGAAAGTTGTGAGTAAGTTCATCTTTCATAGCGATTGATGAAAATCATCATAAAGTTTGTATTCTTTTGGCCGATTCTATGTGTATATATAAATTATTAGTCGCGCGATATAGAGATGTTTCCTTTCGAAGTCAATCAATTCATGCCTAAATCGTGCTTATTGAGCGGAAATAGTCCAATTCGCATTGATATTCGATTGGATAGATCCTATATAAGGAGTATAGTTAGTGACCCAAGATTTTAGAGATGCTGTAAAAGTGACAGATGCAGAGGCTTCTTTTCAAGAAAGGCAACTGTATCAGGTTCAGATAGCTGTGAAGGCTCTGATTGATTTTGTTGTCACTAGCTTTGAAGAGTTAGGTATCGAAAAGCTACATGAGCTCGTTGATCCGTCACTTGATGAAGTTCATGAGATAATTCTCAAGCTTGATACCAAAGCCAAGCAGCTTGGTGCTCTTGACCTACAGCAGATATTGCTTACAGCACAGATACTGATTCGTGATATTCAACAGAAAAACCCAGATCTGTGCTCACAAAGCTCCAAGATTCTCAAAGGGGCTGTAATTTTTAAATAACTTTATTTGGATGAAACGAGGCACTGCGGAGGCGCATATGAATAAACTCCACACAATTTCTGAGATGCTTAAACTGGCTGGCCGTCTTAATGAAATCGTTGCAGAAATGCAAGCTCGCAAGGACGCTATCCTTGCAGAAATGAACAAGAAAGCTGCATAGCCCAGCTCTAATGTTCATATTAAACCCGGCCTCCGAGCCGGGTTTTTACTGCCCGCTGTTCCCCCAAGATAACCCCATGCCGCCAGACGGTCACTACCCCAACCCTCAAACTTAAACCTGCACTTTTCTTCTGCTCCTGCACTTCATCGTTGCACCTGCGCCTTACGCTACTTCCCTTTCCGCACCATCTCAGCAGCATCACGCAGCATTCCCTTGTGTATCACATTCCCTACTGCCTTACGCTTACCCTCCAGCATCCCCACTATGTTGTCCTTGTTTATTTCGATGCCGTTGTAAACCAGCTCGAACACCACGCACCCCACCTCGCCAGCCATAAAGGCTATGCGGTCATCTGCAAGCTCATCACGTTCCATGCCCACCTCCTGATGTTTTATTGAGCATATCACTGGCTTTAAAAATTAAAAACGAAACTTAATTAACCATAAAATCATAACCTTAATAACCAACCATCAAATAATTAACCATTGGTTATTGACTGAAAATAACCATTAGTTAATAATCAATCCATCGAAACGAAACATCGATGCGGCAACAAGAGTTACCCGCCGCGCCAGACAGGAAGTCAGGCTGCTCATTAACAATTTACTCCTCAGAATCTGAGGCCAAAGAGAGTTCTTTGGGGTGAATGCAGAAGCAATCCTTCTCGGCGAAGGCGCTTGGCAATGAGTACGCGACCGGAGTTAGTCGCCCGGCTGTGTTCACCACCAAAGAACTCACAAGGGGAAACATCATGAACAGAAATCAGGCGCGTCGCCTTGCTGCATTCAACGCAAAGAAAGCTGCTGAGAAACATTTTACCAACCGCATTGGTGAAATCCTTAGCGGATGTCCTTCCCGCGTAGACCGAGCCACTTCGCTCTGTAGTCTGCGTGACAGCAACACAAGCGGATCTGCTTGCTTGCCAGATGTGGCTTTATACGCAGCTGGTCATCGCGGGAAGACTAAAAGCATTTATCCGGCACGTTAACTACTTATGAGGTTAGGAAATGGCAATTAGCGGAACAGTAAAAATTAAATCCATAAACGGTATCACGCCAGAAGGGGATGGCTGGAATCGTCGCCTTGAAGTGGATTTTGATGATATGGAAATCTCTGACTCCTTCAAGGCAGATGAAATCGTCGGTGAATACAACGTCGATGATCTTCTGGAGGCCATTGGTGATGCAGATGTAGCTACCTGGCTGTCTGAGCAGGGTTATGAGGTTTCACTAGGTTAGGTCGCTTAGGCGGCCTTTTTATTAGCTCACGAGACAAGAGGGTAAGGCGATGGAAGTTGTTGTCCGGGTAACGGTGATGGAACTTGATGATGCGGGAATGACTGCTGGTGACCTACATAGTGCGGTGCTGGAGGATTTGGATGGCGCTAGAGATTACCCAGGGTTCAACGTAAAGATTGAAATAGTCAGTGCTGATGAATAGACCCGCTCCGGCGGGTTTTTTATTGCTGATACCAAAGCATCTTCACGAGGGTGCTCCGTTATCAGGGCGGCTATCCACCGCTTAAATGTCTGCATATGCAGAGGTCTTTAGTTCAGCGGCGCGGCTTAAGCGCGGAGATGATTATGAGCAAACCACAAACAACGCCTCGACTGACTGAGCCGGAAATGGTGACGCTGGCAGTTAAAACGGTTCAGGAATTTGTTAATTCCTGCCACTGCAAAAGCGAGGATGACATCCTCCTGGCGTTAAGTTTCTGGCTGAATGTCGGAATTGAGGCTGGAGAACTTGTTAAGAATGGTCAAAAGGTGGTGCTGCAATGAACACAGTCACCCACAACAACAAGCAGTACACAGTGACAAAGCTTGCAAACGGTCATACATGGCAACTGGTAGAAGTCGGTAACGTTCGCCACAAGCTAACCATGAACCGTGACCAGATGATTAAGAATGGCTTCGGTCACATCGTTAATCAGGTCATCGTCGATTCGCACAAGCTCCGCGCATCACTGAGCAAGAAAGCCATTGCTCGATATCTGGAAGACTCGGTAATGCTGCAACAGGCAATTGAGGATCAGCGCAATGCGCTTGGAGTCAGGGTAAATCGTAACTCGTTTGAAGTGAGGGTGTGATGAAAGAATTCAAAGGGACCGCCGGACCATGGACGTGGGACGAAGAAGGTCTAGGAAGCAAATTTTACCTGGTGTTTGGAAGGGAGTATCCATGGGATATGACGAGCAATGCTAACCGAAATCTTATCGCAGCAGCCCCAGAGTTGCTTGATTCTCTACAGGAGATGGTCGACATCGTCAAAAAGAACAGCTACCCATGCCCTGACAAACCTAATTCCAACTACGCCAGAGCAGAAGCGGCAGAAGGCGTAATCGCCAAAGCACTCGGCAAGTAACTCCCCTCCCCCATTCATCACTCCCTGTCCGGCTATCGCAGACGGGAAGCTCACAACCAAAATTCAGGAGTTCAGAAATGAACGCATATCGAGCTTATGACCGCATCGACGACGGGCGCTGGGTGCAGCAGCAGATGGCCGATGAAAAGGATAAGTGGATTGACGATCGAGCAAAGGAGTTGATCGAGATGTTCCCGAAAGAACCAGGTATGAACCGGTCGCTATTCCTGCCAGATGAAGCCTGTTATGCGCTCCAAAGTGAAGAGGCTCAAGAGGCCTACAACATTTTCATTTCCACATGCGCTTACGCCCGGGCCGAGAAGGAATGGGAGCGTGTAGCGCCCTGCCCGTTTTAATTTCAGGGGGATTAGCATGAGCAACATCGTTGAATTCGTAAAACAGCAGGAGCCGCTATTCTGCAAAGCCCTGACTGACCAGTCGGTGACGTGGGCTAAGGAAAGCCAGTTCGCCATGCAGATTTTTCAGGGCAATGACTATCTGGCGAAGCTTGCATTCCAGAATCAGACAAGCGCACAGAACGCCATTATCAACGTGGCGGCGATAGGGATATCGCTAAACCCTGCGCAGAAGCTTGCCTACCTGGTGCCGCGCAAAGGCGCTATCTGTCTTGATATTAGCTACATGGGCCTGATGCATATAGCCCAGCAATCAGGCGCTATCAAGTGGTGCCAGTCAGCCATTGTCCGCAAGAATGACCAGTTCCGCCGTGAGGGTCTGGATAAGCCGCCAGTTCACATCTACAACGACTTTGACACCGAGGAGCAGCGCGGAGATATCGTCGGTGCTTATGTGGTCGTTAAAACAGGAGATGGCGACTACCTGACGCACACCATGCGCATTGATGCGATCTACGCGATACGCGACCGCTCAGAGGCATGGAAAGCATATAAAAACAAGGGGACCGCTTGCCCATGGGTTACGGATGAGGAACAGATGATCCTCAAGACTGTGGTCAAGCAGGCTGCGAAATACTGGCCTCGCCGTGAGCGCCTGGATGCTGCGATTGATCACGTTAACACCGAGGGTCAGGAAGGAATCAACTTCTCCAGCGAACGCCAGCCAGAACGCGACGTATCCCCGGTTACCGATGCGACCCTGCAGGAAATAAACGACCTCCTCATCGCCATGGATAAGACATGGGATGACGACCTTCTCCCCCTCTGCTCTCGAATCTTCAAGCGTGAAATTCTTGAATCATCAGTGCTTACCGAGACAGAGGCTGTAAAAGCGCTCGGATTCCTTAAGCAAAAGGCGGCAGCATGACACCTGAAATTATCCTTCAGAGGACAGGGATTGACGTCCTCACCACGCAGCAGGGTAGCGTTGACTGGCTAAAACTTAGGCTAGGTGTAATTACGGCCTCAGAAGCAGGGAAAGTAATCTCCAAGCCACGCAGCGGCACCAAATGGACCGACACCAAGCTCACTTATTTCTACACGCTTCTCGGTGAAGTATGCACCGGCAACGTGGTCGAGGTTAGCGCCAGACCGCTGGCATGGGGAAAGGAATACGAAGCATCAGCTAGGGCTCTATTTGAGTTCACCACCGACGTTAAGGTCACAGACGTTCCGATCCTCTTCAAGGACGAAACGCTTCGGTGCGCATGCTCCCCGGATGGGATGTGCAGTGACGGCAAAGGCCTCGAATTAAAAAGCCCTTATACCAGCGCTGTATTCATGAAGTTTCGTCTCGGCGGTTTCGATGCCATTAAGGCGGAATACATGGCTCAGATTCAATACAGCCTTTGGGTTAGCGGCAAGGATGCCTGGTATTTTGCGAACTACGACCCGCGCATGAAGCGAGAAGGACTGCACCATGTCGTTGTCGAACGAGACCAAAAATTCATGGATGAATTTGACGAGATGGTGCCGGAGTTTATCGAAAAAATGGACGAGTCTCTGGCAGAGATTGGTTTCGTATTCGGCGAACAATGGGCATGAGGAATGCGAAAACTAAACGTCACTCCTGAAGAAATGAAGGCGGTGTGCGGCCGCATGGTCGCATGTCGCGCCGCAGACCATCTAGGCCTGACCATTTCGCAATTTTACTACCTCGCACAAAAATACTCCCTCTCAACATCATTCACACATTCTGCATGGACGCCAAATGACGATGAACAGGTGATGCGTCTGTATCGCAATGGATATCAGCAAAAGGATATTGCCGAAATGATGGGTAGAGGATTCGTGTCAATAAGGTCACGCGTTGCGAGATTGCGCAAGCTCGAATTGAATATGAGGAAGGCAGCATGACCGAAGAGCAAAACAACGCATTACGCGCCACTGCCCGGCGATGCAGCGACGAGCTAAAGGCAGCCATGGCGCAGAAGCCAAAGCCGAAGTTTGACGCCGTGAGCCGACCTCTACTGGCGAAGCACTTCGAGAAGATAAAGGGGCTTGGTGTCCCTTTTTTATTATTCGTCTACACCATTGGGCGCATCAATGGGCAATTCCGGGAGCACTGAAATGAGCTTCGAATACATAAATTCCCAGTATGGAGTAAACGCCTGTGTCGGCCGCCGTGTGGTGGCTTATGGAGAGCCAGGAACGATTGTGCGTGATTTCGGCCATTACATTGGCGTTGTACTTGATACCGCCCCTCACCACCAACCAGAGCGCTACCACCCTACTGACGGCATCGTGTACGGCGAGGTCGTGGAGTATACACCGCCGAAACTTACCGCCAGGAAGCATAGAGCCAAATGCAACTACCAGGAATTTTTGGACGCCGATAGCGGTCATGATTTCCATGAATGGCTGGGGATTAACAAGCCTGATGTGGATTACGACCGTAACGGAAACTGCCGCATGTACCGGCTTGGTAATTACCGGGATGTGAGCGTTTACGGTGAGTGGAAGCCAACCAAGAAAGAAGCGAAGGCCAGCTACAAAGAGAAATTGCGTAAGAGTAAGGAGGGTCTCAACTATGACTTCTGAAATCATCGATCAGGCCAGCGAGCTTGAAGAAATGCTTCGCGAAAACGCTATAGCAGCTCACAGACTAAACCCCAACGCAGTATCAGCAACGCACTGTGAGGAATGCGACGAACAGCTCAGCGATGAGCGCAGGAAAGCGTATCCGGGATGCACGATGTGTGTTGCATGCCTTCAGATTGTCGAGTTACGGAATAAGCAGAGGGGGATGTGATGTGGCCTATTTGCAAACACTGCGGCCGTAAGTGCTGGAAAGACTGGTGCGGCAAGTGCGACAAGAAATCGTGGTTACGGAGGTTGTGATGGATTACAGCAAGATGAGCGACTTTGAGATTAACAAGCGCGTTGCTTTCGCAGAAGGATTACAGGTTCAGGACATTGACGATAGTAAGGCTACTGGGATGACGAGCAAGTATCACGAACTCCGCCCGCATACCGTTTGGGTGACGGATGGTGAGAATCCTTGGGAGCAATACGCCCCAACACTGTGCTGGGAAGATGCCGGGTCGATTATCGTTAGCAGCCGTATAGGGATTAACTTCGTCAACGGTATCTGGCGTGCTCAGTCAATGAAGACAGGATGGGTTGAGTTCATCCACGAAAACCCACTTCGCGCGGCGATGACCGTATTCCTCATGATGCAGGAGTCAGCCAATGTTCCAGCTAATCCAGCGGGGCCAGATATACGCTGATAGTCAAAACTGGCCCGTAATAATTCACTCCGTCACATCTGAAATAGTCCGCTACTGGCGACAGGGCCGGATTAACACCGCTTCAATCGACCGCTTCCAGCAAGATTTCGAATACCTCGACTTTCACGAGGCGAGGAAGATACGCGCCGAACTTGAGACGAGCGAGCACATTAAACATCTGCGCGCTATGCGTGCATAGGAGAGAGCATGGGAAAGATGACTTTTGTCGTCGAGTATGAGGATGGCAAGGAGCCGCCAGTTAGTTCGAACATGGATGTCGCCGGAGGAAGGTTAGTTGCAGCGGCTTTTAGTGATTACCGGGACGACTTTTTTAAACCGGAGGAGCGTGACTTAGTAGTCGAAGCGTTGAATGAATTTTCATGTGATGAGGTTGATGAGGAGGTTCATGCAGAAATCATTTCAAAAGCTGAATTGCTCACCTATTGACGCAACTTATAGCCAGTTATGAGCTGGCTATTGGGTGCGAAAGCCCATCATCCCTTGATGTTATTGCCGCCTACGGGCGGCTTCTTTTTGCCCGGAGGTTAGCATGCCAGGGTTCACCAAGAATTTTATTCCCCAGAAAAACTTCAACTACCGCCCGGAACGATTCAACGTCTTGTCATCAGGGGGGGGCACTCAGAGCAATGCAATCATCTGCTTGATTCACGCGGGAGTCCTCCCAAAGCCAGACATCATCGTTATGTCCGACACGGAACGTGAAGCCAGTAACGTATTCGAATATCAGCGCCAGTATATAGCCCCGCTATGCGAAGAAATGGGCGTTGAATATCACATTATCCCGAAGAGCAAGTATGCGACCTATGACCTCATTGGATCTGATGAGGACACCCCTCTCCCTGGTTATTTCACTGAATACGAGGGACGCGACATCCGAGGTCAATGCGCAGGTAAGCAACCCGCATTCTGCTCCATTAAATGGAAGACGGAAGTTATTCACCGGTTCCTGAACGAGCGTTTTGGCGAGAAATATCTCACAGAGCGCGGAGTGGATACCTGGCTAGGGATAAGCATCGAAGAAGCTCACCGCCGGGCAAAATTTCCACCGGGTAAGTGGCAGCGCAGATACCCGCTAATTGAAATGATGATGACCAAGCAGATGGCGATTCAGTGTGTTGAAGATTACGGATTGCCAACCCCGCCCGCTTCTCTTTGCTGGATGTGCCCGAACCGCGATGACGACCTGTGGTTATTCATGAAGAACAACGTACCAGAAGACTTTGCCAGGGCATGCGCTCACGAAAAGGAAATTCAAAAACTTTGGCCTCATCTCTGGCTAACAAAATACGGCGTTCCTCTTGCAGAGGCACCATTAAAGCCAAGTGGTGGCAAAAATACACAGATGGACCTCATCCAATTCTGCGATAGCGGACAGTGCTTCGTTTAGCCGACGAGGAGTAAATCATGCAAATGAATCCAATCATCATTCTCATCGTGGCTGTGACCATGCTGGGCGCTCTCATATCGCTTTTACACGAACCGGAGGGATTGAGATGGCTGCTTTTAATGTGGGCGCGTTAGTCCAGCTTAAGACCGGCGGAATACATGGATACGTTGAGAGCCAGATAGAACCAGATAGCGAGCATCCGAAATACTGGTGCCGATGGGATGACGGTACATATCAGGTGCACAACCAACACGAACTACGGGCTGCAACTGTAGACGGCCCGCAACTGTATAAGAGAATGGATTAGGAGAAGGTATGTCAGATTTGGCTATGAAGGTGCTTAGATGGCAGTCGAAAGGGAATGTAGGGGTAAGCAGCGCAACGATGGCATCTATCGCTCTCGGTTTGAATAAAAGTTTTTACCACGAGCGTTTTGGAGCGCCAAGTGACCCCGCCGACTTGCGCCGCTGCATGCTGCTCGTTGAGGAAATTCCTGAAATAAAGGACAGCTTCCCGTTGATAGCGAAGAAGGTAAGGCGGTTTGCACCGATCCTCCATGAATGGGATGAATTGGTCGCAATTCTTAAGCGTGAACTGAAAAGACCAGACAAGCGGGCGCCAGAAACATACGAGCGAATGAAGCAATTACTAAACGCCGCCTGAGGGCGGTTTTTTATTGCCTGGAGATAACAATGAAGATTTTACTTATGATTATCATGCTCAATTCTGGGAGCGTGACTGTCATCAATTATGATGACGCCTCTGCTTGTATGTCCGCAAAGAATGAACTCAGAGAATTAATTTCTAATAACGCAGCAAGGGTCACCTGCATTATTCAAAAATAATGGAGACACCAAATGGTTTCAGCAAAGCCAATCACCGCGCAACAAGCGGCGGAACTCCTGATCGTCTCACCCAGAACCATATACCGGCTTATCGACTCTGGCGAACTGGCCGGTAAGAAGGTGGGCAACAAATATCGGACTACCGATGCAGCCTGTATTGCGTATTTAAATGACCCGCGCGATCCTGTTGTCGCGAGCGCGGGTGAGCATAAAGGAGATAATTTATGTCAATCACCCTCAGAGGCGGCGTGTGGCACTGTCATTTCGTTACACCGTCAGGGCAAAGAATTAGAAGGTCTCTTGGCACGGGGGACAAGAAACAAGCGCAGGAGTTGCATGACAAACTGAAGTCAGAAGCGTGGCGGGTAGACAAAATCGGGGAACTGGCGACAAGGACGTTTGAGGAATGCTGCATTCGATGGATAAGAGAGAAGGACCATAAGCGGTCACTGGATGACGATCGGACGAAGATTGAATACTTCCTTCGTCACTTTTCCGGGCGCGATGTTTCAACCATCACCGCCGAGCAGGTTCACGATGCCGTATCGAAGATGGTTAACCGCAAGCATATACAGGTGTGGGAGTCTCGCAGGGATGCAGCTATACGCCGTGGCAAGGAGCCACCACCGTATGGGGATAAGCCGGTAAGCCAGGCAACAAAGAGCCAGCACCTTTCATTTATGCGCTCCCTGCTAAAGGCGGCCGCCGATGACTGGGGCTGGATAAAGTCGGCACCGGCAATCAAAACCAGAAAGCCGGTAAGCAAGCGAATTCGGTGGCTAACCAGGGATGAGGCAGAACGGCTGATTGAGTGTATGCCAGAGAGCATTAAGCCAGTGGTGATATTCGCACTGGCTACCGGCCTGCGCCGCTCCAACATCGTTGATCTGGAGTGGCAGCAGGTCGATATGCAGAGAAAGGTTGCATGGGTAAATCCGGAGAACGCAAAAGCGGGCAAAGCTATCGGCGTCGCTCTGAATGATACCGCATGCAGGGTATTAAGAAATCAGATTGGTAAGAGCAAGGTTTGGGTGTTCGCTCACACTAAGGCTGCCACGCGCCCTGATGGAACGCTGACACCGGCTGTGAGGAAAATGCGCATTGATGACAATACTGCATGGAAGATTGGCCTGGAGAAAGCCGGCATTGAGGATTTCAGGTTTCATGACCTGAGACATACATGGGCAAGCTGGTTAATTCAGTCCGGCGTACCACTTTCTGTTTTGCAGGAAATGGGAGGATGGGAAAGTATCGAGATGGTGCGTCGTTATGCTCACCTCGCGCCGAACCATTTAACCGAGCATGCACGGAAAATCGATGCCATTTTTGGCAACCATGACACAGATATGACACAAGGGGAAAATCAGGCTGGTTTGAAACTTGCGTAA